CTTGGGCCCGTCTGGATCGTCAGCGATGACGGTTCTTGAATAACGTATCTTAGTATACGTTACTCTCTATGCGGTTTATACCGTATAGTCTTTAACCTCTTTACTAAGATTTAGTTAGATTGTGCAGTAGCAATTTGTAGTCTTGTACTACAATCAATCTTGAGAATGGAGAAATCGAAATGTCTGTTCATCAGCCTAGAACGCGATCACGGATTACTGGCCTCTCTAAGGCTAGTTCTGGCTCTTACAAGCTTGGACAAGTCTTCATTGAAGACGGGTTCAATTCCAACAAATGGGTCCCTTATGGGGCACCCAAAACTTGGTCGCTTGTAGGAGACACCTCTTGGACAAAATTCGAACGTACCATTGACGAAAGTCATGGTAAAGGTCCTTATTTTGACGGAGGTCCGTTTGAAAGCATTAAGATCTCTAGGCCGTATGCTGAGCATGGCTTGGTCGGTTTTGGTACGTACTATAGCATGGTGCCTTTTTCGGCATTAGGCTACAATGGACGTATCAAGTACGTTGGAGGCTTCGCGCCTCCAGGAACTGGGATGATGGGTATCAGTTCTCTGAATATTTCAGATGCTGATGTCCTCAACCAGCTCGTACCAAGTGTTCAGACATTGGGTAGCAAGGTTTGGAATTCTCTCAAACCTAGAATTGAACAAGGCGGTCTGTTTGTTGCAATCGCCGAGGCAAAAGATATTCCTCGAATGTTGCAAACCACGGGTTCGTTTTTCAAGCATGCTTGGGAAACGAGTTTCCGTGTGAGTAATAGTGCACGTTGGAAAGATGTGTACTACCCTCTTAGGCAAACTAGGCTTATGCAGCCTAAGTTCCTAGCAGACCAATTTATCAATGAACAGTTCGGCTGGGCTCCTTTCGTAAAAGACGTTGTTGATCTTTTGAGCAACATCGTCAATTTCTCTGAGCGTATGCAGCGTCTTTCAGCTGAAAACGGTCAGTGGATACGTAGGAGAGCTACCCTTGTAAATAACACCGAAAACAAGATGATTTCATCTGGTGAAGGGTGTTTCATATATCCTGGGAATGTCATTGGTGGTTCTGACTGGACATTATTTTATGATCCAGCCGTCCCGTATACTCCCCCTAAATGGGAAGTATTCGAGGAGAAGGTAACCTTCTCTACCGCCGTTGGCTCTTTCAGATATTGGTTGCCTGAATTTGCTGGACCGACTAATAGTCCCTTTTGGGATAAAATTAATGCGGTCCGCCGAACGCTTGATCTGTTCGGGGTTAGGGCAAGTCCTAGCAACATTTACAAAGCGATTCCTTGGACATGGTTGATCGATTGGGTATCTAATACTGGTGAGTTAATTCAACTCATCCAGGATCAGACCCTCGACTCCATGGCCGCGAAGTACATGTCTTTGAGCCACCATCAAGTTACAACGAGGACATATAGACAATATATGCCTTTCAATGCTTCTAGTGGTGGTCCGAAGTTCTTTGACTTTACTCAGATTACTGATATAAAGCAAAGGAAAATGTCCTCCGATCCATTCTCGTTCAACCTTGACGCGACCGTTTTGTCGTCGCGTCAACTTGCGATCCTCGGTGCGCTCGGCATTTCGCGAAAGCGGAGTGTTCGAACGCATTAGTAGGATTATCGTCTACAGTCTTAGCAAATTCCGATGGGATGACATCCATCGGATCACTGTAGGTTAACCGTCCCAATAAATTAGGAGGTCAATCACAATGTTTGCCGATCCACAAACAGTTACCGTTGCTACGGTCGCTCAAGTCATGCCGAAAATTTCGTCTAAAGATACTTCTAGTATCTATTCGAAGGCTGATGGTAGCTTTAAAGTTGCTATCAGTCATACCCCATCGAAGGATAGAACTCGTTCGATGGCTCGGATTGACCAGAGGGCAGTTGTCGCAGACCCGCTCACTTCCGTGAACGATTATGAGACGCTGTCATTTTACTGCGTTATCGATAGGCCCAATTATGGGTTTTCGAATACGCAGATAAAGGACCTAGTAGCCGGATTTCAATCCTGGCTAACAGCTGGCAACGTCGACAAGCTTATCGGTCTGGAATCTTGATTCCATTCCGTTAGCCTGCTTCTTGTTCCAGTGGTACTGTTTGTCCAGTGCCATATGGCACTGGAGTAGGCGAATTGCGTGATTTGATGCTTACCCCCTATTTGGAGGAGGCATGAAAAGCAACGCAAGTGACCATCTTAGTTTAGTGCAGAGTGTCTATATAGACTCCTGCACAATGTGCGTCGCTGACGTCTCCGATTTTCGAGACTTGGCTTATGTCAAGTCCCGACTCGAAAACGAGGGTATGTCATTTTTGACGATTACCCTTCCCAAATTTGCCAGTGACTTCGAAAGAGCACTAGCAATTGGGAAAATTGACTCAACAATGTTCCTAGGGTTTAGGAAGATTGGATCAATCCCTGCATTTTTGCAAGGTATGATCAGTCATGTTTTCGAGAAGGAGACAGGAAGGTACTACAATGAAATACCCCCTCAACATTTGTCAGTCTTTGTTGATGCAGTGCGACAGATTTGTCTACTGTTCAAAAAGATTGAATTGCCGTGCACTCCTCAAAGGGAGTACGCGGCGTTGCAGAGGTTCATTGAAGTTGAACACAGCTTCAGTGAGTTTTCGCTTCCGCAAGCAGAGCAAGACCGCTTTGATCTTGTTTCTGCTGTGCTCTGGACTAGTTTGGTTAGTTCTTTTGAACTTTCCAAATGTACTCCTCGGCACGGTCCCGGAGCCACTTCAGAAGGTGCTTCTGGAAATCAGAAGTATTCATGGAGTGAATGGAACGATCGTCTCGAGCCTTATTTCCCTTTGGTCGGTACTGGTTTCCCTTTGGGGACACCACCCGATTCGGAGGAGCTCGAAAAAGTTACGATCCTTTCCAAAGACGAGGAACGCCCGGTTAGGGTGGTTCTTGTCCCGAAAACGCTGAAGTCACCCAGAGTGATTGCTATAGAACCTTGTTGCATGCAATACACGCAACAAGGCATTCGAGATCAACTATATGCTGGTCTCGAATCTTATTGGCTAACAAGTGGTCATCTGAATTTCAGTGACCAGACTGTGAACCAAAAGCTGGCTCTCACTAGTTCGGCTACAGGTCGATTAGCAACGATCGATTTGTCAGATGCTTCTGATCGTGTTCCACGATCATTCGCTCTGTCTATGTTTCGATGTAATCCTGATTTTCAGGATGCCATTGACGCATGTAGGTCGACTAAGGCATTGCTTCCAGATGGCCGAGAAATCGGTCCACTCCAGAAGTTTGCTTCCATGGGTAGTGCTCTCTGTTTTCCCATAGAGGCCATGTACTTCTATACAATATGTATAGTGGCTCTCTGTGAGTTACAGAACCTTCCTATCACCACGAGAAACGTATATAAAGTTTCTCGTGATGTTTATGTATATGGAGACGATATTATCGTTCCATCTGCATATGCGACTGGTGTCCTTGATTACCTACAAAAGTACAATTGTAAGGTAAACCAAGATAAGACTTTCGTGAGCGGAAGCTTCCGAGAGTCTTGTGGTATGGATGCATTTGGCGGTGAACAGGTAACACCTGTTTACTTACGTCGAATGTTCCCTAAGGACACGCGGCAACATGGAGAAATCATTTCGTGGGTTGCTACGGCAAATCTCTTTTACAAAAAGGGATATTGGCGTACTGCCCACTTGATGCGTAAACGCATTGAGGGGCTTGTAGGACATTTGCCCTACACCTCGGAACGATCCTCCGTTGTTGGCCATTACTCTTATCTGGGTTACGTTTCCGCCGAAAGGTGGAACCGTAATTTACAATCCTTTGAAATAAAAGGACTAGTTCCAGAACCAGTTTATCGTCCTGATAGACTGGAAGGGTATGGCGCTCTGTCTAAGAGCTTCCTTCGACTAGATGCCTCGAATAATCAAGGCTTTCGGTCTTTGGAGTTCTCAGAAGTTGAGAAATCCATGATTCTATCGGAGTCTACAAGTAGTACTCCGTTAGCTCAGGATCCTCTACACTTAGAGCGATCTGCGCGTCGCGGCGTCGTCGCATTAAAACGCCGTTGGGCCCCTGCCACCACATAGGTGGGGATTGCTGGTTATTCCAGCTGACTGAGACACAAAGTTGTCTCCCGCCTTCACGGCGGGATTCAAGCAGGGCATCTCAGCC